GAGCAGCAGCGCCTGTCGCAGGTATCGCTCTTCGACACGGTGCCGGTTGCCACCGGCCTGCCGACGGTCGCCGAGATGGAACCGCCACCGGATCCACCGGTGGCGACGGCCGCACCCACACCGACACGCGCACCCGCACCACGCAACACACCCGAAACCCCGCCGCCGAGCGGGGTTTCGCGCATTGAGGGCCGTCGCACTGCGCGGTCGACGTATCTGAAGCGCCGGTAGCAGCACATAGCAGCACATGACAGGAGCACGGTATGGCCTATACAGCGGCGGACCTCGCCCGCATCCAGTCCGCGATAGCGAAGGGCGAACTCGAAGTCCAGTACGCGGACCGCAAGGTCCGTTACCGGTCGATCGCGGAACTGCGTGAAGCGCAGACCGAGATTGTGCGCGCACTCGATCGTGCGAATCCGCGCTCGCGCGTGTTTCGCCTGCGGCACGGCGGCAAGGGGGTGCGATGAAGCCTTCCTATCCGTCACTCGCGCAGCGCGGTTTCGTCATGCCCACACGCCTGAAAGCGGCAGCCTATGAAGCCGCAAGCTCCGCTGGCGCACGCGCCCGGTCGTGGCAGACTTCGGGCGCCGGGCCGAATGCGGCGGCAGTGCAGAACCTGCCGCTGATCCGCAGCCGGGCGCGCGACGCGATCCGCAACGACCCGTGGGCGAAGACGGCGATTGCGCGGCTGGTGTCGAACACGATCGGCACGGGCATCCAGCCGCATCCACAACACCCGGACCCGGCTGTCCGGCGGCAGCAGAAGCAGCTCTGGGACGACTGGGTCGGCGAGGCCGACGCGGACGGCCTGCTCGATTTCTACGGACAGCAGACGCTCGCGGCGCGCGCATTCTTTGGCGACGGCGAGGTGCTGGTGCGCCGACGCATGCGTCACCCCGATGACGGGCTACCGGTGCCGCTGCAGCTTCAGGTGCTCGAGGGCGATCTGCTGCCGGTCGAAAAGAACGAACTGCGTCCGAACGGCGGCGAGATCGTCAACGGCGTGGAATACGACGCGGATGACCGACGGGTTGCCTATCACCTGCTGCGTCGTCACCCTGGCGAATACAACCGGATGGCGAGCGGTGGTCTCGTGACCGTGCCGGTGTCGGCGGATGACGTGGCGCACGTGTTCCAGCCGTTGCGCGCCGGGCAGGTTCGCGGCGTGCCGGAGCTGTCGACGGTGCTGCTGCGATTGCACTCGCTCGACAACTTCGACGACGCCGTGCTGTTCCGGCAGGAAATCAGCAACCTGTTCGCGGGCTTTCTCGTCAAGCCGAACGCGGAGCCGGGCCTCATGGGTGATCCGGTCACGGGCGAGGGGCTGGTTTTGGACTCGGACGGTTTCTCGCCGGTTGTGTCACTGGAACCCGGAACGGTGCAGGAACTGGCGCCGGGCGAAGACATGCGCTTTGCGACGCCACCCGGTGCCGGAGCGGATTACGCCCCGTTCATGCGTCAGCAGCTGATGGCCGCCGCTGCATCGGTCGGCATGCCGTACGAGATTCTCACCGGCGACCTGCGTGAGGTAGGCGATCGTGTGCTGCGGGTGCTGCTCAACGAGTTCCGCCGCGCGATCGAGCAGCTGCAGTGGAACATCTTCATTCACCAGTATTGCCGCCGCGCGTGGGCGTGGTGGGTGGATGCCTGCGCACTGTCGGGTGCGATGCCGATGCCGGACTTCCATCGCACACGGCGTGAATACCTGCGTGTGCGATGGGTGCCGCAGGGCTGGCCGTACATCCACCCGGTGCAGGACGTCAACGCGCAGAAGCTCGCGATCCGCTCGGGGCTGACGAGCCGCTCGGCGTCGATCCTCAAACAGGGCGAAGACCCGGAACAGGTCGATGGAGAAAACGCCGCCGACAACGCGCGGGCCGATGCACTTGGCCTGCGTTACGACACCGATCCCCGCTCGCGCGACATCGCGGGTGACGGGGTGCCCGATACGCTTATTCAGAAGCAGGAACCGTAGATGAAAAACCGCAAGTGGTGGGACATCAGGGCGATGACGAACGCGCAGGGCGCGGCCGTCGCCGAGATCCGGATCTATGACGAGATCGGATTCTGGGGCACCGATGCAAAGACCTTTATCGCGCAGCTCGACGCCGCCGCGGCGAGCGCGACAGAGCTGATCGTCGCCGTGAATTCGCCGGGTGGCGACGTGTTCGATGCCTTCGCGATATACAACGCGCTGCGAAGGTACGCCGGCAAGGTCACCGCGCGCGTCGATGGCGTGGCGGCGTCCGCCGCCGGACTGGTGGTGATGGCGGGCGACCAGGTCGTGATGCCTGAAAACGCGATGCTGATGATTCACAACCCGTGGACGATCGCGCTCGGTTCGGCGGCGGATCTTCGCAGCACGGCCGACATGATGGACAAGGCGCGCGACGGGATTCTCGCCGCGTACCGGCGCAAGAGCGGCCAGACGGACGAGGAACTCACCGCGATGATGGATGCGGAGACGTGGCTCACGGCGCTCGAGGCGCAGTCGCTTGGCTTTTGCGACGTGATCGAGGAGCCGGTGCGACTCGCCGCGTCGACGAACGCGGCGGGCCTGCTTGCCCGCTTCAGGAATCCGCCGGAGCCGGTGCAGGCACTGGTCGAGGGCGATGGTGATGCGCCACCCGTGGATCCACCAGCCCACGAGCCGCCAGTCGATGATCCTCCGGCGCCGGAGCCGGCAACTACGCCGACTCCGCCCGAACCCGCGCCCCCCGAGCCGGTGACGGCGCAGGAAGAGCCGGGCGTGCTGGCCGCGCACGTATTCAACGCCTGTCGCGCAGCGAACCTCTCCATGTGCGCGGAAAGCATCGTCACGCTCACCGCATTGAAGGATCGCACCACCATCGATGCGGCAATCCGGAACGCGACCGACATTGCCGGTCTGTGCCTGGCGGCGAAGCTGCCCGAACTGACCGCGCAGTTTGTGGGCGATGGGCTCAATCCGGACCAGGTGCGTGCGCGCCTGTTTGATCGTGTCACTCAGAGCCAGCCGCGTGTGAACAACCGGCAGCAGCCGGCCCCGCATGACGCCGGCCGAACTGTGCTGGGTACGACGCAGGGTGCGACGGCGGGTCCGAAGGCGTCGTCGATCTACGCCGCCCGCAGGGGCGTCGCAAAGTCACTTTGATAACGGCCTGTTCGTATCAGGCGCACACAGGAGCAACGGTATGGCCACCATCAAAACGCAGGGCATGAACACCCGCGAGTTTCTTCTCTCGGAAGGCGCGGGCCGCATCTCGCGCGAGCAGATCGTCGTCGTCAAGGGCGACGCGCTGCCGGCCGGGCAACTGCTCGGCACGACCGGCACCGGTGAATATGCGCCGTATGACAACGCCGCAACCGACGGTTCGGAGATCGCGACCGCGATCCTGTACGGCCCGCTTGCGGCATCAACGGAGCCGCGCCCAGCCGTCGGCATCGTGCGTCTCGCCGAGGTCGCCGAAGCGCGCCTCACGGGGCTCGATGCAGCCGCGCGCAGCGATCTCGCCGCGCACTACGTGATCGTCCGCTAAGCCCCGCCGTCCTTTCGACAATCCGGCCGTTGCTGAACTTCGACGGCTGCATCACATAGACACTTCAGGAGAACCCTTATGGCGGATATCGCCCTTCTCAACGACGACGCGTTTTCGCTGTCGTCGCTCAGCGCTGCGATCAACGAGCAGCCGCAGGTGCCCAGCCGGCTCGCTACCCTCGGCCTCTTCGAGGAAGAAGGCATCACGACCACCGTGGTGCAGATCGAGCGCGACGGCGACACGCTGGCGCTCGTGCCGACCGGGCAGCGTGGTGCTTCCGGCGCTGTCGTCGTCGGCAGCAAGCGCAACATGATTCCGTTCAACACCGTGCACCTGCCGCAGCGCGCGACGATCGGCGCCGACGAGATCCAGAACCTGCGCGCATTCGGCTCGGAGACTGAGCTCGAAGCGATCCAGACTGTAATCAATAAGCGCCTCGCCAAGATGCGCCGCCAGCTCGACGCGACGCACGAGTTTCACCGGATCGGCGCGGTCAAGGGGCTGATTCTCGATGCCGACGGCAAATCGGTCGTGGCGGATCTGCTCGATCGCTTCGGCATCCAGCAGACGGTGATCAGTTTCGAACTGGGCAAGGCCGACACCGAGGTGCGCCTCAAGTGCGCGGATCTGCTCGACGCGACCGAAGATGCGCTGGGCAATACGCCGTTCAGCGGCGTTCGTGTGCTGTGCGGCCGTAACTTCTGGAACCGTCTCATTGTCCTGAAATCGGTGAAGGAAACCTACCTCAATACGGCGATGGCGTCGGCGCTGCGAGGCGACGCGCGCGACACGTTCGAATTCGGCGGCTGCACCTTCGAGCGCTATCGCGGTCGCGTCGGCGACATCGGCTATGTGGCCGACGATGAAGCGTGGGCGGTGCCGGAAGGCGTGCCGGATCTGTTCATCACGCGCTTCGCTCCCGCCGACTACATGGAGACCGTCAACACGAATGGCCTGCCGTATTACGCGAAGCAGGAACTGATGGATTTCGGCAAGGGCGTCGAGCTCGAGGCGCAGTCCAATCCGATCCACCTGTGCACGCGACCGAAGGCCGTCATCAAGCTGACGGTCTGAGGAGACAGTTATGGCGTTCCGTGATCTGGTCGCGGATCTCGACGACGCCGTGATCCGCGATCTGGCCGACGACGACATCACCATCGACGGCGAGCCGCTGCGCGGCATGTTCGCCGCGCCCTGGCTCGGTCCGGATCTCGGCCGGCAGCGCACGCAGCTCGAGCATCCGCAGGTGAGCGTGCGCGGTGCCGACGCCGTCGCGATCCGCGAGGGCAGCATCGTGACGGTCGGCGCCGATGAATACATCGTGTTCGAACTGCAACCCGACGGCACGGGGTGGACCGTGCTGCTGTTAAGACCCCGTTGATGAGGCCGCGCTGATGGATGCAATGAAGGTCGAGATCGACATCAGGGAAGTGACCGCCGCCCTTCATGGGTTGTCGTCATCCGCCATGCAGGCAGCGTGGCGTCGCACGCTGCGCAAAACCGCGGCGTGGATCAAAAGCCAGACCGGCAAGGAAGTCTCCCGCAGCACGCAGATCCCGCAGAAGGTGAT